GCAAACTGCTGCGTAGCGCCGCGCACCACATCTCGGTATTCGGGGTTAATCATCCCCGCTAGTTCATCGGCGAAATTAAAGGTTGCGCCTTGAGCGGCTGTCAATGCGCCCTGCGCTACAGGCGACATTTTTGCGCCTCGGCTTTGCGCTGTTTTTGCGGCTTTTGTTAGCAGCGTGTTGTCATGCTTGCTATACGCTTCTTCAGGCGTTGCAGCCTCGTATCGCTCGCCATCTATTTCGTATATCGGCATTGTTATCTCCGCGACGGCAATTTGATAACTTGTTCATCTTCGCCCAACGGCCCAAACACGCTTTCAATTGCCCCTTGCATTTGTGGCGTCCAAGCGCGGCCAGCACGAACTTTTGCCGCTTCGGCTAAAGCGCGAACACGTTGCTTTTTTGCCGCAATGCTTTCTTTAGATTCGCCGTAACGCGGGAGAAGCGCCTCGCGCTGCCCTTGCAATTGTTCCGCGGTGTAAGCGGCTCCGGTCGCCAACGTAAGGAAAGCGTCTACAAGGTCTGTTTGCGCCGTGTCAACAACTTGCCTTTGTGGACTTTGCGCCCTGTATTTAACGCCTTCGGCAAACGGCAACATTCCTACTGCCGCTTCCATAAAGCCCGGCGACACTGCTTTAGGATCAGTCGATGTTGCGCCCTTAATGGTTTGCGCGGCATTTACGATCCGCTGCAAGTTATATGCGTCTTTTCTTTCGCCTTCCGTTGGCTCGCTGACCTTTGCGCTTGCGGCAGACGGAGCAAGCCCCTTTGTTCGCACCTTTACGCTGCCATCGCTGTAATGCAACTCAACCACATTTCCAAGGTCAACTTCTTTCGACAAAACCACTGGCTTTCGCGCTTCTTTTGGCGCTTTAACGTCTTTTAGATAACGAACATTGCCCGCTTTGTTGACAACATAAGCGCGGCCTTGATCGTCGTATTGCGGCGTGGTGCCGTATTCCGCTTCTTTTGGCTTTTCCATCATCCGCGAAAGCATAGCCGCCAGCGCCGGATTGCCGCGCATTGCAGCCGATCCGGCAGGGGTCATTGCCATACGCATAGCATCTTCCGGCGATGCGCGGTACTGACTCTGTACGCGCACCTCGTCCAAACCAGACGCATCCGGCATAACAGGCTCTGCCATTGGGGCACCGCCCATCAACCGGCCAATAATCTGCTGCCCTGAGCGTGACACCTCGGCTTCCGCCTTCTCTCCCGCCTCACGCGCCTTTCGCATTTCGCGGCCAAAAAGATACCCCTCCAGTGCCTTGACGACAGGAGCGGCTTTCGGGATCGGTGCGCCTTGATACTGACCCGGGTCGTATGCCTGCTGTGCAAGCATTTCCGCCATCATTTCACGACGTCGAGCCTCGGCTGCCTGACGCTCGTATTCGGTGGGCAGCGAAAAGACCTGCACTTGTTTGACTTTTTCACGCGCCATATTCAAATGCCCCTCTGTCCTGACCCCCCTGCGGCGTCGTCATGCCGGGGCTAGCGGGCTTGCGCGTCGGGTAGGTGTTAAGGAATTGCTTGGGTGCCGGAGCCGACGTGGCCGCGCTCTGCGATACTTGTAGCATCTGCGCGAGACGCTGGCCTTTGTTGTTCGGCGTGTAGGGATTGTCGTACATAAATTAACCTCTGCCTAAAGCCATGCCAGCTGCACCAGCAAGGCCGCTGAGTAGCCCCATCTGGGCATTGTATGCGCCGACCTGATTGCCGTAGTTCTGCTGCGCGAAGTTGCCTGCCGCCTGTTGTGCTGCAAAGAGCGGCGCAGCGGCGACTTGTGTGCCTTGGTAGCCTTGGAACTGCGGCATCTGTACCTGAGACCCGCCAAGTAGCGCCGTGATCTCGTTGATCGGCTGCGCTCGCAGCGCCATTTGCTCGGCAAGGCCCTGCTGGCGCGCTTGGTTGGCAAACGCTGCTGCGGCCTGCGCTTGGTTAAACCCTTGGTTCTGCGCGGCAAGTTGCATCTGGTACTGCTGCTGTGCCGCAGCCTGACGCTGTGCAAGGGCTTGGTTGTAGAACCCAGCCACGTCCATGCCCTGACCAAACAACTGCGACTGACGGGCTGCTTGCGCGGCCTGCTGCTGTAGCGCGGCTTGTTGGTTCTGTGCAAGTGCGGCGTTGGCTGCTTGTGTCGCTTGCTGTCCCATCCCAAACTGAGCAAGGATCGCCTGTTGATTAAAGCCTTGTGCGCCAAGTGCCTGCTCAAACGCTTGACGTTGCGCGGCGTTCTGGGCCTGTTGTGCGGCAAGGGACTGCTGAAGGTTCTGCGAGACTGACTGATTGTACAATTGCTGGCCTGACAAGCCCATCCCAAACTGCGCCTGACGCGCCTGATTGGCAAGGTCAGCCTGCGCTTGCAACTCGCCAAAGCCTTGCTGTCGCATCGCAGCGTCAACCGAAATGCCTTGCAGCGCAGCCTGCGTAATAATGTCGTTTTCTTGCTGCGCCTGCTGACTCATTGCGGCGTTGTAGGCTTCACCGCCACGCACTAGCCCTTGGTTCGCCAACTGGTTCTCAAGGGCCGCACGCTGCGCTTGGATGGCCGGAAGCGACCGCGAAAGGATCGCCTGTTGTGCAGTCATGCCAGCGCCAACCGGCATCTGAGCAAGCCGCGAGGTATCAAGCGTCTGCTGCAACTGTTGCTGCGGGACGTTCGCTCCCGCAAAACCGAATAACCCGGCTTGTGGGGCGTTCTGCACGCCACCCACACCCGAGAGGTTGGCCTGCGACAACTGCGCTGCTTGCGGGCCTCCTTGCGCCTGACCCATGCCCATGAGGTTAGGCGCAGCAGCAAGGCCTTCAGCGCCGGGGGCGTTGGTCGCTTGCCCCATTGCGGTTAGGTCTGGGCCTTGGCCGACCGGGGTGTAGCCGATGCTCTGCTGCATCGGTGCAAGGTTGGGGCTGAACGGGTCGGCAAAGATGCCGCCGACCTTGCCAATGGCCTGCTGGCCGAGATTGGCTAACCCCAACTCGGTCTGCTGCTGGGCCTCTAGCGCCTTTTGCGCTGCGGGGGTCAGTTCCTGCCGAATCGTCGGCTGTTCAATGCTAACCGTGAAGTCTTTTATGTCAGGCGGGGCCTGCACAGGCTTTCCAGCGGCAACGTCCGCTCGAAACTGCTCCATCGCCTTGTTGTAGGCGGTCTGGTCAGTCGTGGATTGCTTGTTCCACGTTACTTGCTGCGAGCCAAGCGGCGTGTATATGTTCGGATTCGACATATACGCCGACTGCTTGGCCGCTTCCAAATTAGCAGCGCCCTGTGCAATCGCAGAGGCGGTGTAATCAGGCGTAGCGGGCGGTTTGGGGGAGGACTTTCCCATAGCGATCACCTAAAAAGCGGCAACTCTCTCGTGCCAGCGTAAAAATAACGATGTCTCCGGTAGGTGCCGCATCCTTGATGCGCGCTTCTTCCGAAAACCCCATTTTCTTAACTAGACGCACCGCTTTAGAGTTGTCGCTCGTGATCGGCGCGATAATCTTATCAACATCGCAGACCATAAAGGGATAATGAAACACGGCTGCAAGATATTTTTTCGTCATCGGGGCGTGAAACACGATATGGCAGACGATGGAACGCTGGTTCCAGTTCTCGTAAACCGTCCCACACACCAATTTTTCACCATCGTGTAGACCAATGGCCTCCGACCGATCAGCGTGATACCCGCCGCCCGTCTGGTTCATAACCCAATGACCCACCTCGGGGCCGGTGACTATATTCCTGCCCATCCCATCTGATACACCACATCGGTAGCGGCCCACTGAATCTGCATGTTCTTGCTTGTGCTATTCAGTTGGATTGCGCCGCAATAGCCGATGCCGGTGATCCCTTGCCAGTTGTTCGTGATTTCTACATCAGACCCCCATATAGCCTGATCCCATAGACCAACATCCCACAGACCCGCTACCTGCGGGCTAAACGACAGCGGGGCAGTGGAATCTGTGATGCTAAAGTCCACGTTGATCGCGCAGACGATGGCGGGTTGACCGTTTGTAAAAATGCTTGGGCGCGCACGGGTGAAGTATTTTTTCACCCCGCGTGATTCAAAGTAGTTGAAAGCTTGCAGCGCACGAGCCGCAATGTTTGCGTTGTTGTCAGCGTAGCCCGTTGATCCGGTCGTCCACGCCTTGCCCACAAAGCCTGCGCCGCCAAAATACGGGTCGTCGTTCAGCAGCGACCAGCAGAACGCATACCAGCCGGTAAACTTTGCCCATGCTTTTGTGATGTTGTTCATCACAAATTGTTGCTGCGCGCCTTCCGCAACTGGAATGTTGACGAAAAGCGCGTTGTTTTTGGGGTTGTACAACAATCCCCATCCAAAATTAGCTTGGTACTGCGCCGTGGCCGCGGCAAATGCGCCTTGTATCTTGTCTGATAGCGCCACGTTCGGGTCTAGCCGAGACGACTGCAATGCCGAGGCAAGCGGTAGCAATCCATCTAGCGACAGGATCAACAAGTCGCCCGCGTACTTGAGCAAACACCGCGACCCGCCCACAGGCGAGCCGACAATCCAAATGCCAATCAGCGCCCACGTTGACGCAGATGCTGGGTCAGTGCCTCGATACACCAGCACCTCGCCGTTAGACGTTACAAACACAAGGTTGTCGTCAACGCCATAGCCTGCGTCAATCGTCCATGCGGCCATCGCCACAAGGTAGCCGCCCAATCGAGCGACTGATGACAGGTCAAGAACCTGTGCCGCACCGCCCACGCTAGAGGTCGGCAGATACCATGCCTTTAACGTGTCCTTCTGGATGAACCACATCCGGTTCTTAAACAGCGTCGGCGTTGTCAGCGTTGTCGTTGTAACGCCCGTAATTGCAGGCGTAGAAACGCCCGTGATGCTTGTCCACGTTGACCCGTTGTACAGGTAAGGCGTGTTGACGCCGTTTGCCATGTACAAGTAGTTGCCGCCTGACGTCGTGACGTTGGTGTAATCCCACCGCGAATTGGACAAGCCGGAGACTGCCGCAGCGCCTACCGCACCGCTTGCCGTAACGTCGTACACCTTGCCGTCGCTGATCGCAAACAGCTTGTCAGTCGTTGCGCCCGAATACGTCATCAGCGTTTCGACGTCATCTGGCAGGCCAGTCGCGTGTCGTTCATAGCCGCCACGCAAATTAACGTTGCTGACGCTAGGAAAGTAGTTTTCCAGCGTCACGGCATCTGTTGGGGCCATGTTTGCAAGCGAGTCACGCGCATTCCAGCCGCCCACGGGGGCGGGCAGCGATACCACGTTGGCCGCTGCCCGCTGGACGAACTGACGGCGTTTAAGCATTAGTCGCCACCATAACCGCTGTCAGGAATGTTGTCGTAGCCGATAAGAACCGTGCCGGGACGCGGCGCGAACGACAAGTTGGGCGATGCCGTGTCTTGTCCCACAACCGTTTCCAACACCATCAAATAGTCCCGATACAGCGCCGTGGTGTCAAAACCCTTTGCTTCAAAATACTTGAGTTTGGTGGATAGAACCATGAGCCGATCAGGATAAATGCAGGTGTCGTTGTCAGCCGTAAACGACTGTTTCGGAACACCTGACGAACTTTCTGCCCACGCGGTGCTGCGATACTCAAAGCCGAGAAGCTCGCCAGCGTTGACACCGGGCCAAATCTGGAAATAGTTGCCGAGCAACCGCCAGCGGATACGCGGGCCAGTGCTGATATAGCCCGACAGCAGCCATTCCCACTGCTGCGGGGACTCTGGGCCGAGCATTTCCCACCGTTTGCTCTTGTCCCAATGCGTGCGGTTAACCGTGCTCTGGTAGTCACTCGGCAGTGCGTATTTGACCTTTTGGAACACAAGGCCGCCGCCCACTTGGCCTTCGGTGGGGTAATAGTTCAGCGTGACTTGGGTGCCGCTATCAACGCTTGTGACGTAAGTGGCGTTAGGGATGCCGACGCCAGTGACCTGATACGAGGTGGACAGCGTTGAAGTGTCTGGAATGCCAGTAATCGTTGCGGCTGAAGTTGTCCACGTCCCTGTGGTACTCAACGCTTCGGTGTAAAAGGTGTGCTGGCGGGTCAATTGCCGCCAGTCAGCCTTGGTCATCAGTTCGTAGCCGGACGCATTCATCAACGCCAAAATCTGAATGACGTCTTGGTTAAGGTTTCCGGCCACCGTTGTCGGTGTGCCAATGCCCAACTCGTTCGTAACCTGTTGGACAAGTTGGAGCATTGTTGTCATGCACTATCTTCCTTTGGCGGTCGCCCACGACGGGGCTTATCAAGAAGTTCAGCCATCTGAGACTGCAACTCAGCCAACTGGCGCTTGGTGTCGTCCAACTCGCGGTTTGCCTCGGCCTTGTTGCGCTGCTGCAAAAACATACGCGCACGCTCTCGGAGGCCAGCGCCGCCCATGCCGATCCGCTGCAACTGCTGGTCAGAGGCCAACGCCACCTGTTCAACAGTCTGGAATCGCAAAATCTTCAGTTCATCAAGTTGTGCGCGATTAAAGTCGGGCGATTCATCGGCCCATACCTCAAGCGCGGTGCCGATCACCGAGGCATCCACCTCATTCTGCTTCATGTTGAAGTACATCCACTGACGCGGGAATCGCGCTTTGTGTTCGTCCAACACGGGCCGTTCAACGATGTTCGTCTTGTCGCCCGGTGCCTGCATCCGAATAAACGGCTTGCCGACCCAACCGGGGGCTTCCGAGAGGTAAAACTCAACGTGCAACTGTGCGTCGGCGTTGTTGATGTCACTGTCTAGCATTGTCCTTTCTCCTGTGGGGATTGGGGGTTTACACACGTTCGCCGTTCAGCGAATACCATGCGGAATTGCTGACGGCAAAAAAAATACTGGCGTGGTTGACGGCAATGGTCGCCGACGACCCGCCGTTTAGCGTTGAACCGGCAGGCGGATACACACGAAGGGTATGCGCTCCGCTGTTTGCAATCATAACGGTTGCGCCCATTTCCGTTGTCGGAAGTTTGACGCCCGTATTCGGCGGTGTTGTGTCCACCGAGTTGTAAACGTAAACGAGCTGCAATGCGTCACCCGCGCTGGTTCCGACAGCAACCAAATCGTCGCCACCGTCGCCACAAATGGAGACGGTAGACAACGAGTTAATGCCGCTGCCGAGAACCCGCGAGGGAATCGGCATATTAGGCCCCGTCGAGGGTAACCCACGCCGTCGCAGACGTGCCAAAGAACAGATGCGCCTTGCCAACGGCAATGCTATCTGAGGCCGCGCCGTTGATCGTGCCGCCGGTCTGCGGGTACACCGTCAAGGCGTTCGCGCCGTCGTTACGAACGACCATCATCGCGCCAACTTCAGCGGTCGGAATCTTGACGCCCGTACCTGCCGCAGCCGTGGCTACGCGGGTAACGACCGCCGACACCGCAGCGGCGTCACCGGCAACGCTACCAGTAGCCGTGACCGACGCAGACACGTCGCCCACAATCGCCTGCGTCTGACCACCGGACGTGCCGGAACCCTGTACTCGTGAAGGAAATGCCATTGTTGTCTCCTACGCTGCGGCGCTTACGTCGCGCCTGACCTTTAGAATCTCGGCGATTAAGCCATCGCCCTTGGCTTCCACCTCAATGTCGGACATTACAGTGAAAATCATTTGAAACTCTTTCGCCTGCTGCGCCATAGCGCCATTACAGACGAATTTACGCCGACTCTCGCCAACGTATACATCCATCGTCGGGCCGCTCAATTCGCCTGTAAAGCGTTTACGGCCTTCAGTGTCGTTGCACGAGTCATACCCGTACAACACGAACTTTCGGTATCCGAGCAAGTATCCAATGTTGATGGCGCGCATACCGCTTGTCGTACCGCCGCCAATCGCTAACTTACCAGCGCCTAACGCCTTATGCTCGCCTCCATCTGACCACGAGTGCCACAGCAAAATCTTGCGGCCCTTCAAGTGGTCAAACGTCACCGGAGGGCAGCGCGAGGCTACCATGTACACCGTATGATCGTTATGCTTCCTCACGCCGTCAGTACGGTCGCGGGGGTCAAGGTTAATCCACAAGTCAGGCGTAATGCCGTTGTCCATCAGAAAGTCGTGCGCGGCCTTAATTGCCACAATAGGACGCCCGGCTTCCTTCTCCTTGCGAATGTCCTCTACAAAACTCGGCATTGACCACCCGCTCGCCACGCACACAAACGTACCGTCGTGGGCAGTGGGAGCGGGGGCCAACTCTGGAAGTTGCCGGGCCAAGGCGCTTTTAATGTTGGACTGTAGTTCCTCCACAGTCCCGTGCGCCTTGATCGACAACTCCAGTGGTCGCATTTACGGAGCGCCGCCGATGGTGCCGGTGACAACCGTGCTGAAGCCAGCAACAGCGGTCATGGCCGAGATTGCCGAGGCGGTCAGTTCCGTGACCACACCCGCAACCAAAGCGCCCGACACCGTGAGGTCATCCAACAGACCTTCGGTGGTGGTCGTGTAAAGCGGCACCGCCGGAAGGCATGAGGTGTTGACGTTCACGCGCACCTTGCCACCCAACTGCACCCAGCCATAGTTGGCAGAGGCAATTGACACCTGTGCGAAACCAACACGCTTAGTGCTGGCAGAACGCGCAGAGGTGGCGTTGGTGGCGATAGCGGACGCCGGAATCAACACAGCGTTGTACTGGCTGATGGCGCTAGCCGCCTGAACGTACATCGCCATGCCGCCGTCGTCGAGATTGACGACCGTGCCGACGTTAACCGCCGGGGAGGTCTGCGTGTCCCCCAAAGCGGGGTAGGCAAAGCCATTGATAATAGTAGGCATAATTTTTTCCTCTAATTCTTAAAAAGCCTTGTTTTGCCAAGTTTTATACGACTAATGGTTCCTTGATGCACGTTAAATTTTTCGGCAATGGTTTCTTGCGAATATCGGTCAGCAAGCATTTGCTTGATCTGTTCCGCATCCGCGTAGGTAAGCCGGCTTTTTGTGCCGCGCCGCTGCTTTTTATCCATATCTTTTATGTTATCTGCCAAGTCACCTAAAAACAGATGCTTAGGATTGACACATAAACGATTGTCACAACGATGCAAAACACACAAACCATCAGGAATCGGAGCCACAAACAACTCGTAAGCCATGCGATGAGCAGTAACGGTTTTTCCAACAAGTTGAAACTTGCCGTAACCTCCTCTCGCTTGACTTGCTTGCCATTCGTGGCATCCGGGTTCCATTTGCTTAACCTTTTCTAAAAACCTTTGCTTAACGTCTGATCTTGGTCTACCACCGGGCATAACATGTCTCCATTTTGTGGAGTCACATCATGCCTTGTCGCTTAAACTTATGCAATCAGGCGATAAGGACTCCGCAGAACTGCGGGCCAGACGACGTGAGGTTGCCGGCCCAGCCGATCAGCTTCACAATCGCGTCTTGGTTGACGGCCTGCCGCTCGCCACCGATCGGCACAAAGTTGCGATCCTTGTGCGGGCGGAAGTGCAGGTACTTGGTGTTGAGGAACCACATATGGTTCGCGTTGCCAGCGCCGCTGTTATACGACGAGGAACCGATACCACCGTCCAGCACCACATCCGAGGCCATACCAGCGCCGAAATACTTCAGCGAGGCAAAGCCAGCACCCGCCATGCCCGAGCCTTCGCTCGAAATGCGCTGGATGCTCTGCAGCGACTGCAGATAGAGGCGGTAAAAATTGCTGTCCGCCACGATGAGGTCAGGCTTGTCGGTGCCACGGATCAACTGCACGGCCACCGCATCCATGTACTGCTGGATGTTGGAAGCCGAGACAGCCGCGCCGCCATTGGTCACGCCCGAATAAGCCACGGACTGCCAGAACGACCACACGGCGCGATTGATGCCGCCGTAGGTGCCCGAGGTCGGGCTATCCGGCACAGCAGCCGCAAGGCCCGTCAGGTTCTTGCCAGCGTTGCCGAGGCCGTCGCCGTACAAGTCGCCGCTGATGCGGTTCGCCAACTGAGCTTCCGCAACCTGCATACGACCGTCAAGGAGGTCAATAATGGCCTCTTTGCCCGAGTTCTGGATAATTTCCAGACCCGAGATGGACACGGCGCTCGCATACTGAGTGATGCTGAACTGCGCCGCAGAGATGGGCGAGTTCTGGCCGACGTTCAACACTTCATAACCTGAGTACGAGTTGGTGTTGTTCGTGGTCGAGTCGTTGTACATGATTTCCTGCAAAATCACGTTACCGCCCGAGAACGTCTTAACGTTCCCGCGCTCCTTCAAACGCCGCAGGAGGGCGTTGTTATTCGTCACGTTGTCAGCGAGTTCACCGCTACGGCTCTGAATGTTGGTAGCGATAATGTCGCTGATACTGGAATTGGCAAATGCCATTTTTAATGCTCCTATATCAGTTAATTACAACCGTGCGCCCATCTCGTCGAATGCTTCTTCGAGTAACGCACGACGACCTTGCGCTTTGGGAGCCGTGTTCGCGCCGGGTGTGGCACTTCTGACGCTGACCGCTGCTGCTCTGGCTGCCTTCGCAGCCTTGTTCAACTCAGAACTTTGCTTCAATGCAACCTGTGCCTGTTTGGCCGATTGCACCTTGTCGAAAAGTTCCTCGTTTAATCTAACCGCCTTATTGTAGGCTTCGTCAAGGGTTTGTGCTACCCCAGACTGTAAAAGTTGAATCATGGTAGGCCGCACTTCTTCAAAATGCTCCGCCTTGGCGCTGAACGAGTTAATTTCCTCTAGCAGCTTTTGGTTTTCCGCCATCTCTTGCTGCTGCTTCCAGCCCATGACCTCGCCGCGAACCATGTTCAGTTCGTTTTGCAGCGCGTAGACCATTGGGTCAACGGTTGGCGAGGGTGACTGGCCCTGCGCTTGACCCTGCAAATTGATGCCGTAGCTCTGCGCCAACTGCATGAAATACTGCAACCGCTGCTCGGGCGAGGACGTGCGGAGGGTGTGATCGGCCTGCGCGAGCGCAGCTACCGCCTTGTCAGGGGTCAACCCTAGCCCGCGAATGGTCGGCAGATACGGCTCAAGGGCCGCGTTCATTGAGTCGGCAAACTGAGCCTTGGACAGCAGCGGTTCAACGCCCTTCCGCATCTGTTCTTCGCGCTGATAAGCGTATTCCCGCATCTTGGGGTCTGCCTTCAGCCAATGTTCGTGGTATTCCTTTTTCCACGACGCCGGGGGCTTTGCCCATACCGGCTCTTCTACTGGTTCGGCTTGCGGAACCTCTTCCGCCTTGGGCGCAAACCGGCCCGACTCATCTCGGGTACGGGAAGGCGACTCGGCAACTGGCTCTGCGGTCGCTAGAGTCGGCTCAACCTCTGCAACGGTATCAAATTGCTCTTCAAGCAGTGTCTTACGGGTATCTTCCATCACTTTCTCCTGTGGGGATCATGGGTGAAACGGACTTCATCCCGCAGACGCGCCATTAGGCTGTTGGCTTGCGCGTGGGTCATGTTCGCCAATTGATGGCGCAACACCTCTACTCGGGTGTCCTTGACCGATGGGGGCGAATTCAATTTGGTCGGATCTTCGTTGCCGACCTCTACGCAGTTGTTGGCCTTCAAGTGTCGCCGATGCTCTGAGCGTGACGTAACCATGCGCCCGTCAATCATCGACTTGTAGGGCTGAATGTCGGGGATAATGTAGTGATATTGACCCTTTGCGTCCCGTTTGCGCTCTACAAACTCGCCGTCAACCATTACATATGTTCGCTTCATAGCAGTAACAACACGTCCTCGTCGTCCATATCAATATAAGCGGCATACAGGCGCTCCACGGCGTCAATGTTTGCCAGCAACCTGTCCCAATCAACCCGCGCCTCTACGCGCTCGCTGATCGGCCCTACAACCTTAAATTCCTCAACAATCGACTCCGCGACCAGCGGTTTGCCTTCTACGAGATGCTCGTAGGCAGCAATGATCTGCTGGCGTCGTAACTCGCGATCCTCAACCTCCTCTTTGACCCTGCGCTTGCGGCGAACATCGCCGTCGTGCGTATCTATTACGACGATGGGCGGCGGCGCGCTCTGCGATTGCAGCAGCGTCAAAAACATGGTTACACCAGCGTCAGAAGTTGATTAAGCGTTTCTTGAGTCTGTGCAATGTCAGAGTCGAGCCTTACAACCCCATCTGCGTCACCCGATGACCATGCGGCAGAACGCGCCGCCTGCAAGTACAAGAGGCGGTTTTCCGTGAGCTTTATAAGCTGTTCAATAGTCATAAGTTATACCGGCACTTCTTCCCACTGCAACGACCCAACCCATGTGGCGGAGGTCAATGCAGCGGAACCGCCAAGCGCAACATACGAACCCGGCGGGATGATTACCGCGCCTTCTAAATCAACGCCACCGCTATTGACCAGAGCCACACCCGCAGCCGATGCCCAATAGTACGAGGCAATCGGGATTAGGTTTGTCGCGGCAGAACCAGATGTGAGGGCGACATTTCGGAAACCCGTCATCACCGAACCGCTCTGCAACTGCGTGTTCATCGACCACGGCGCTACGGTAGTGGCCTGCGTGATCGTGGCAGTCGTGCCGAAGTAGAGGGCAAACATCGCCGTACCCGCAGCCGATGCGGAAACCACATTGGCAACCGCCGCTTTGTTGATGACGGCATTTCGACCGGAGCCGAGGGGGTTGAACAAAGCAAGCATGGGGGTACCCGCTGCGCCGCCCGTAAACGCCGTCACCGCTGCTGCGGTGCTGACCGACAGCAAGAACGAGTTACCCCGATAGGTCGTCTCGTAATACCTAGCGTGCAGTTCCGAAACGATGGTATCGCCCAACTGACCGGCACGACCGTTGACAAGTGCGTTATTACCTGCCGCAGAGGGCTGACCGACGATTGATTGCAAAAGCATGATGAAAACTCCTAATACGAATTGAAGCCAGTAACATTGAGCAGGACGCTTGCCCCCGTTGTACCTGCAATATAGTTCAATGCGGTTGCTGCCGTACCGCGCAACGGGGTCGGAAAGTCAAGTTGAACGGGTAGCGTCATGCTAGCCGGAACGCTAAAGGTGATAAGCGTTGTTGAGCCGTCTTGAATGGTCAGCGTTGTAGCAGTTGCGTTGGTGTTCTGGAATGTCAGTCCGGTAACATTCTGCCGGATAGGTGAGGCTTGAGCAGCACGAATCGCGGTTTGAGTGTTGGTTGTAACCGTCGCATTGACATAAAAATCAAGGTCGCCGGGGGCGTTTTCCTTCGTAATCAACTGACCCGACACGCTGAAGGTTTGGCGTATCGCGTCACCCGAAATGATGGTTGAAGCCGGTAACGCAGTACGGGCAATGCCACCGCAGATGAGCGGGTTAGAGGTCGCTGCGGTGTCCTCTGCAATGTTGCCGCCGACCGCCAACATACCCGATACGCCCGCTGTAACCGCAGCCGTACCCGCAACCTGCGCCATGTTCTGCGAAGGGATGTTTGTCGGAAACGCCGCCGAAAAGTTCTTAAGTACCGCAATGGCAAGCGGAAAGCCCGAACCTGCCGTGGTAAGTTGTGCGCGAAAGAACCGCCCCGATGCCGCAATGAGCCATTGCCCCGCCGCAGTTGCAGTGGTG